GAACAGATACCATTTTTACTGTAAAACCGTGGCCAGTATTACTTGACCACTACACCCCCCCTCCTCATAACACCGTCGGACAACGCAAATCGTAAATCAGCACGGAAACAGAAAACGGCAGTTCCCCCTGCACGAGGTCTTCCCGCTCAGCAAGATCCGGATTCCGGTACAGCATCCCGGTCAGTCGCATGGCAGCCCCCTTCATCCGGGTTAATGCCTCACCAGGGATCAGCTCACCGTCCTCACTAATCACTTTATCCCGGCTGCCCTGGATGTAGGCCAGCAGCACGGCGGTAGCCTGACGAACCTTGTCCATCAGCATCTCATCATCCGCGTCATGGTCAACACGCAGATGTGCCTTGATTTCTTCCAGTGTCAGTAATGCTGTCACTTTCCACCTCCTGCATCCCGCCCACGTTTTGCAGCCAGAGTCCAGCCTGATGAATGAGCTTCTCCGGGCTTATCACCGGTCATACTGTTGCAGTGCCACAACGAGCCCCCCCACGTCACCGTATCGCCGGGGTGGTAAGTTTCGCCGGTTCTGAACACACCACGGTAGAGCATCACCGGCAGGGAAAATGTTTTTTCCGTACGCTGGCCACTGCTCTGCCGGACCACCACAGAGAACAACCGTTCACCCGTCATGCTGACGTCAATATCCGCCACCCCGTCAACTAGGCATTCCCATCCCCGCATCCCGTGCGTTTTTTCATACGCCCGCCAGAGTCCGCCCTGGTGTGTGGCATACGTGCCCCGGGGAAAGGATTTTTGATCGTCAATGGCGGGGAGTATTTCCAGTGCCGTGGCATCACGCCCGTCCTGCGGTGCCGGCAGGGCACTCACCGCATCCAGAACAGCCTTCTGCAGAACATCGGGATCATAGTCACGACCATCACGCGGAACAGGAATATGGCTTACCGCCTCCTTCACCATCTGTTCAAGCATCGGACGCACATCATCCGGGGTGAGACTTTTACCGTCTGCCGGCTGCGGAATATTTGCGACCGCATCATTCACCGCCTTCTGCAGAACATCCGGATCGTAGTCACGACCGTCGCGCGGAACAGGGATATGGCTTACCGCCTCCTTCACCATCTGTTCAAGCATCGGACGCACATCATCCGGGGTGAGACTTTTACCGTCCGCCGGCTGCGGAATATTTGCGACCGCATCATTCACCGCCTTCTGCAGTACATCCGGATCGTAGTCACGACCGTCGCGCGGAACAGGAATATGGCTCACTGCCTCTTTCACCATCTGCTCAATCATCGGACGCACATCATCGGGGGTGATACTTTTACCGTCCGCCGGTACCGGTATTTTCCCGACCGCATCATTCACCGCCTGCTGCAGTACATCCGGATCATAGTCACGACCATCACGCGGAACAGGGATATGGCTTGCTGCGTCCTTCACCATCTGCTCAAGCATCGGACGCACATCATCACCCGTCACGCACTTCTGTAATACCACAGACTGAGAAGCCAGTTTTTCTTCAAACGTTTGTGCCTGCGCGGCTATTTTCCCCTCAAATGTGCGCTGTAAATCCGCCAGCACTGCGGAAAATTCTTCACCCAGCGCACGGATAATGGACAGTTCCCGTTCCGTCATTTTCGCAGTATCCCCCCTGAACATCGCTTTCACCGCATCATGCTCTGTTTCACTGATTGCCTTATTACCGTCAGATGCGCCGTCAGGCGGTTGCGCTAAGGCCGTTTTCCCGGTCGACGCGAACGGATCTTCACGGGCATCACGACGGGACAGCGCCTCCAGACTGTAGTTCTGCTGCTGAAGATACAGTGCATCACCGCCGGCCAGGGGCGGCAGGTTCTCCCGTTTACGGGCCTCATTGGGCGTGAGAAGCGTATTTTTCACCGCATCCCCCAGCGTTTTCATGCGCCGCTCACTGTCCATTCTCAGCAGCGTGGTGACATCAAATTCCGTACTCTCGTTTTCCCCCGTTTCCAGCGCCTCATCCAGTAACAGCTCAATGGACTCAATCAGCGTCTGCAGGCACTGGGAATAATACTGCTGCTCCAGCGCCTCCACATTGTCACTGGAAGGCGGTTGTCCCACGCCAATCTTGTAGGCCGGGACACGGAACACCGAACAGACAATTTCAGCGGTCATCTTCAGTTGTTCCACCGTCTGCGCATCCACCGGTGAAAACGTCGTGGGGTTGTATTTTGCCCCGTTGCTCAGAATGGCCGTTTTCCCCGCATTTTCGCCTGTATACCCGCTGTCCCAGTTGCTCTTCAGTTTTTTCGCATTTTCTTCCGTAATACTGCCGGGGATCTCAATCACCCCGGACGGCCTGCCGCCATTTCTGAAAAAAGACGTCGAATTTTCCTGAATATGATGCCCCTGCGTGGCCGCCAGCCCGGCGGCATACACCGGCGGCAACCCTATAAGCGGATGAAAAAAACAGTTAAACCGATCGTGGATCACTTCCCGGGCAGGCACCGTCACCGCCTCAGTGATCCCACAGTTCCGGTCCGGCGTGATGCGGTAGAACACCTCGCCGTCATCCGCCACCAGAGGTTCAACCCGGTTCCAGTCCAGAATACGCAGTTCTTTGATCTGCCCCCGGGCATTACGGATTTTCAGCACTACCGTATTGCCGTGACGCAGTTTGGCGTTCAGCCACAGTTCAAAAAACTGAATGCGGTTCTGCTGCGCATTGGGGCGACGACAGAGGCGGGCAATATCCCCCCGGCGCGTTTCCCTGCGTATCCCATGCGCATCCGTCTGCATAAGACGCAGCCTCATTTTGGCGATATCCTGGGATATCAGCGAAATACATGCAAACACCGCATGAAAGGAGAGGACGGCTTCAGGATCGGCTTTCACGCCCTGCTGCCAGGCGCCGGAAAAGGGCTCAGCCACCGCCTGAAACAGGCTGGTCCAGCCCTCCTCTCTTACGTCACGTCCTGATTTCTGGTTTTTTCGGGTTCGCCGTAAAAGGTTCCACATTCGCCATGCTCCGCATCACGTTTCTTTTTCTGACCTGCCGGACGTCGCACCGTGATGTACTCCCCCTTTCCCAGGCGAACCAGCACCTCCGCACACGGCTGTGCCACATCACGGATATCCCCGGCCCGGGCATCATGCGTGCCCTGCAGATATCGGATCTTTGCCATAACCTGTTACGGGAGGCGCACGCCTCCCGTCCTCCTCATCAGACTCAGCCGCCGGACGCACTGCCGTAGTTCACTCCTGTGATCACCGCCACCGCCGCGGTACGGCGACGACGCCAGTTGATCCAGCGCTCCGCACGGATGGCCACGCTGCCTGTCTGGAACATGGAAACCAGCTCCACCGGCGACGGCGTGGTACTGTCGCCGGTCGGATCAGACTGCATTTCCAGTGATGCCTCGCGGGACATATCCACTGCCACGCCGCCGTCATCCGCCAGATAAATATCCGGGGCATTCACCAGCACCAGCTGGTCACCCACGTACTGGGAGACAATCACCGGCAGCCCCTGGAAGGAGCCACCCAGCAGGGTCATGTCCGGATATTCCTTCTGACCCAGCGCATTTTTACGCATGGACAGCGCCAGGGCATTGGTGCTGGACATCAGCCAGACCGCACCGGTGGGCTGCAGGTTTGCTGCCACAAACTGTCCAAACGCCGCCTCTGCATCCGCATCCGGGTTACCGCTTGATGCCGTGCCCTTCACATCATGGGTGATGGACGCCGGGGAGACATCTGCCACCGCCGCTTTTTTCGGGTCCACAAAGTCTGTATCCAGACGCGCCACCACCGCTTCCGCCAGCGCATTACGGACCAGTGCATCAGCAGCCGGACTGGAAAAACGGATCAATTCTTCCGTCAGTACCGCAATGGCCGACACCTTCGCATGACTGAAGGTGATGGATTCAAAATCAAACTTCGTCAGGGGTTTTGCCTTACCCTCACCCACCCAGCCGGCAGCACCGCCCGACACCTGGGCGTGCACACGGATATTGAACGGCACCTGACGAAGGGCCGGGATCCCGCCCTGACCAAATCGCCCGATAATGGTCTGAGGACGCAGGTAATCAATAAAGTCCTGTGCGTATTCCTGATATTCAGACAGGCTGCCTGCCCACTGCGGATCCGTGGTGGTCCCCGCGCCCACTGCCGATTTCAGGACATGATGCAGACGACTGTCATCCGGATACTGACGACGGGCCACTTCCAGGGCTTCAGAGCGGACACCTTTAGCCGCAGCCAGCGATTTGGCAAAACGTGCGAAACCAATCCCCTTATCCAGTTTCTGCTCCACACGGATCACCGGCGCTGAAGCCACCGCGGCCAAATTCCCGTTACCAGCCTGTTTCACCGGCTGTGCCGTGGCGGCCTTACCGGCTTCCAGTTCACGCAGGCGCTTCAGATGCGCATCCACCTGACGGATTTCCGCTGCGGTGTTGTCGTAATGCTCTTCCTCCTCCACATCCAGCGTGCGCCCTTCCTCTGCGGCTTTGGTCATGACCTCCTCAAGGGAGGCTGCCAGTGCTGCACGCTTGTTTTCAAAACTTTTAATCTGTTCGCCAATATTCATTATGGTCTTTTCCTTATGAAAAACGGTTGTTGACTGTGCCGCAGCGCCGGCAGAAGATGCGATTTTCACCACCGGTTTCCGGTTGCCGGACGCGGCAGAAAACAGGCGGTCGTAAGATTTAATGGTCCGGATGGTGCATTCCGCATTCGCGGGCACGGTGACGGCAGACACCTCCATCAGCTCCCAGCGCAGAAAATGCAGTCCACCTCCGTCCAGAAAGGTGTATTCATGAGGACGGAAGCCCACGGACAACCCCCTGACCAGCCCGGTCTTAATGGCCGCCCAGGCCTCATCCAGCCTGGCAGCCAGTTGCGATGGCATATCCGGCACGGGCTTCGCCAGTGTTGCCGTGATTTCCAGCCCTTCGCTGACCCGGCGCACCGTACACTGCCCCACCGGGCGGGAATGGTCATGCTGCCAGAGAAACGGGATCGCACTGCCAAACTCCGCGCCCTCCGGCTCCAGGATGTCACCATCCCGATCCGGAGAAGGCGTTGACGCAATCCCGGTGATCACCCGCTCATCCTCACTGAAGGATTTCACCGTCAGCAGGGAGCAGGCCCGTTTAAGAGTCACATTAGCCTCCTGAAAATAAAAAAACCGCCGCAGCGGTCCATGATGGTTACAGGGTGAACAGGGTTATATGAAAAAAACCGCATATTCTTTCTTTTTGGGCTCCGGATTCAGGGACATCAGGGATACCGCATTGAAGAGCGCCATCAGCGGGTCAATTTTCCCCCGTCCGCTGGCCTGTTTGGTAATAAGGATGGCGTTACCTTTAGGCTCCACCCGGGCATTGCCGACACACCAGGCCATCAGGGGCTGGTCACCGTGAATCAGCACCCCTTCAGCCAGTTTGCGCTCGGTGGTTTTGATGGCCCCACCCAGTTTCCAGCCCTGGCTTATCCCCACCACAATTCCTTCAGGGATCCCGGCTTCCGCCAGTGAATCCAGAATCTGCCCCACCCCTGACGGGTCAATACCGATATGGTCCAGTAACTCAGCCTCATGAATGCGACGCACATATTCCGCCACTTCCGCCGTGTCATCCCCGACACGCCGGACAATGGTCATATCTCCACAGGCAACAAGATCCTGAAACCGGGACGCCTCGCTCTTCCGTCGGACCACCGCGGTTTCATGCGCCCAGGCATGGCCCCAGCCCAGCCATTCGCGGGTCTCCCGGTCACGCCCAATCACATACATCCCCAGCAGATCATCCAGCCCTCCGCCGTCAATCCCCACTGTCACCACATCAGCACGCAGCAGGATATCGTCCAGGCTGATACAACGGCCCTGCTCTTCCCAGAAATCCGCCCCCGCCCAGCGGTCAGAGCGCAGGGCAAGACCAATTTCCACATTGGCGTGTTTTGACATGAAGCCCCGGAATGTCTCTTCACCGGCTTCCCGTGCTTTTCGATACTCCCGGTACAGAAAGGCCTCATCCACTGAATAGCCGAGATTCGGATTGACCATGGCGAGGTTTTCCATCAGCAGGTGAGCCCCGCTTTCCACCATTTCAGGAGGGTGTTCAAAGATCACCGGCAGAAAGTGCGGATCATGAATTTTGCCGTCGCGCACATCCCGGGCGTACTGCAGTTTCTGTCTGAACACCCCGGCGGGCGGTTCATTCGACTGGGTGGTCGTATACACCACAAACCCTTCCGGGCGGGAGGCAAGGCCACCTATGGCTTCACGTAACATGTCCTCCGCCTTGTACTGCTTGCCAAACAGCCACAGCTCATCAATCAGCGTACCCACGGACTTGATACCGGACACCGTATTCGGATCGGCTGCCACCACCTTCAGGGTGGTGTCTGTCACCCGGTGGGTGATGGTCCGGATATGTGTCTGCACCTGACAGAGGTCATCCAGATCATCGTCCCGTCGTACCATATCCCTGGCAGGGTTGAAGGCGTTGGCTGCCACCTCCACTGTCGGGGCCAGAATCGTGTAGCCCGCCGCCTGCCGCCAGTTCAGTAACAGTGCAGTCATCATGATCCCTGCGGCCAGCGTGGACTTCGAGTTTTTCTTGGGGATAAGGATAAAAACTTCCTTGATATGGCGTACACCAGTCTGCGCATCGTAGGAGCCAAACAGGGCCGCCACCAGGTCAAACACCCACTGTGCGCAGGACTCCCCGAACGTCGGGCTGCCCGGTGCATCCACAATCCGCAGTTGTTTAAAAATCGCCAGTGCATGTGCAGCCTGATCCGGATAAATCGGGGCCGGAATAATCGACAGCCCCTTTTTCAGGCGCTCTGCCCAGTCCGGGCAGGCCGTGCTCCACACAGGTATCATCCGTTGCCCTCATTATCATTATTCACCACCAGTCGGGGTGGTAGTGGCACCGCAAAACGGTTAGCCGCTTTTTTCGCCGCGTCACCTTTTGCCGATTTTTTACCGGCATCCCCTTTTTTGTGGTGCGTGAACTGCGCCAGCTTATAAGCCGCATCCAGCGCCAGCCTGGGGTCGGTATTAATGTTCTCCACCAGAAGACGCCCCATCGCTTTCACCGGATCGGGAAGACCGTCCTCCATATACTCAATACCAGGAGATATCACCACGGGCGGTGGCATCTCCGGATTTGTTTCGTCCGGCTGTGGTATTGCAGCCACCTCACGGCGACGGGGTTTATCCTCCTGCTCTGATTTTTTCTGCCGGTAAACAGGAACCTCATCCACCTCCACCGTTTCGGACTGTTTACGGGCTATAAACGCGAGCACCTCCGGATCTTTTGCCAGCTGCGAGCCTTTAACCCTGGCGGTCTTCGCCGAATAACCGGCGGCAATGGCTGACGCTGTTTTGTTTTTCCCGGACATGAGCGCCAGCGCAAATTTTCGTTTTTGCGTTGTCAGCACAGCCTCCTCCCGGGTCCATAACGCACTCAGCCGGGTATGGTTCAGCCCATTTTTCCCGGCGTCTCATGCCGCAAATGTTAACTGCTGCCTGGTTAACATTTGCTGAAAAAGCCAGTTAACATTTTTTTCGCACAACAAACTGAATAATAAAGATAAAAACCGCAAAAATGCCCGGACAGCCAGTTAACATGTTAACTGGCCTGAAACAGGAATTTTTTCTCTGCATGAGAGGGGGCGCGGTGTCCGTGGCGATCGTTTTTTTCGCCGGATGATACCCCCCCCTGGGCGGGTCACAGTCCGATGATATCGTCTGCCCTGCCATGACCTCCGGACACTTCCGGCAACGTCGGGTCCGGCATACCACTCGCCGTTTCACTGACTGACTTCTGGCGATGGCATTCGGTACAGAGCGTCCAGAGATTCATTTCCTCATTACCACCACCAAACTGAAGTGCAATGCGGTGATCGAGTTCACTGTCACAAAGGTCAACCACGCGTCCACAAAGACAACAGTGTCCGGCATCCCTCAGCCAGATACGACGTTTGAGGTAAACCCGGGCACTGCCACTGACACGACGCTGTTCACCCTTCAGGACATTTATCCGCCGGGTGTTCAGCGTTTTGATTCTGCCCGGTAACGCACGAAGCACAGCCATGTAAAATCCTCGCCATATAGCTTGTTACCAGAGGAAAAAAAATGTCATCGAAAAACCGGACCCGCAGAACCACAACCCGCAATATCCGTTTCCCCAATCACATGATTGAACAGATCAATATCGCCCTTGAACATAAAGGTTCCGGTAACTTTTCAGCGTGGGTTATTGAAGCCTGCAGGAGAAGGCTGGCAACAAATGCAACGCATCTGCGCCCGGTCAGCATGACAAATAACGAGAAATGAACGTTCGGTTACAGGAGCAGATAACCTCTGTCCTCCAACAATATTTCATCGTCATATCCGGCGGAACAAGACTTTACCTGCCGGGATGTACAGAATAACAACACAGTGATAATTAGTTTCTGTTAAAAATAATCAGGGCGCAGAAGGACTAAAGATAAATGTTTTCTTCACGCCTTTACGCGGCTTGCCCTCCTCAAATCGCCATTTTGCCATCGCCTTTACAACCTGGTCATCAAACAGATGGTGCGGTTCTGAACGGATAAACTCAATTCGGGTGACAGTACCATCAGCACCAATATCAAACTTCACATCAACACGCCCCTTAATGTGATTAGCTGCTGCATATTCCGGATATTGTGGTAACGCCTTAACCAACTGTCGTGGCATATCAGTTTTATGTTGCGAACACCCCATAACCAGAGAAGACAACAAAATAATTAACGGAAGATTTCTTTTCATTCCCGGCACAGATAAGAATAAGTCTTATTCTAACAATGCCACCCTGTCGGTCATCAATCCTCTGCTTAATGGCAACGACAATTATCCGACTTAAATCACAAATCAGACACATGGCATAACAGGGCTTGCGAGGTAACACTTCGTCCAGTTTCTTCCACCATCGCACCGGACAGGCGACCATGAGGGGACAACGCCGCGCTCCGTTAACGCGGTAAACCCCGGTGTGTATCGTTTTTGATTACCCCCGCACACTCGCGCAGAGTAGTCTCCCTGTCGGGCTGCGGTCTCTGTTAATGCAGGAATACGGCGACAATACCGCGTATGGATAATAAGGTCACTCAACACACTGGCTGTAATGCAGCGGATACCATGCGGCATTTAGCGGCATTCATCGTACACTCAACGGTTAGCGCTTCATTCGTGGCATTCACCTGAAAGGTCCGGGTGTGTAATTGCGTACATTTACCACTGAACGAACCTTCAACAAGAACACGACCACGCTGCAAAATACGGAACGGAATTGTTCCCTGAAAAGGCTTTACGGTTACCAGTAATTTCTTCATGTATCCTCCGGATAATAAAAAGCCAGCTTAGTGCACTGAGTGCGGATATATTCCTGCGCCCCTTCCAGCTGCTTCTGCATTGTCATCAACCGTTCTCTGAGGATGAAATAATCCCGTTCAGCGGTGTCTGCCAATCGGGGGCCGGTTGCATTATCCACGCCGGAGGTGCCGGTGGCTTCACGCACGGTACCTGAGCAGGTGGCGTTGATCCGCAGGCGCTTACGACCAGCGGCAACATCAGCACGCAGAGTTTCATTTTCAGCTCTCGCATCGGCTAATTCCCTCGAGTATTTTGCATCGAGCACAGCAACATCACGCTGGCGCTGCTGCATATCAGTAATGGTTGCGTTTGCCAGTTTCAGCTCACTGACTTTTTTATCGCGCTGCGCTTTGTAGGTAATGGCGTTATCGCGGTAATGATTCAGCCCCAGACTAAGCGCACCACAGGCCACCAGCAGGGCAATGATGACCACACACAGAACGCGGTTCATATCCCCCTCACCCCAGCATCCCCGACGAAGACAACATCATCCAGCCCAGGGAAAGAAAAAGAGCAACCAGCATTAGTGAAAATGAAATACCGACGATTATACAAAGGCCCTTCGCCAGCATTATGAGTTTGTCTGACATCTTTACCCCTTAATAGCAGTAATTAACCGGGCAACCACCCATAAAAACGGAATCAGCCAGACCAGCAAAAATTTCCAGTCCATTTTTATCATCTTCATGCTGCGGTAGCTCTCCATGCAGCAAACAGACCAGCAATCCACTGAACACCTTTTGGGGTGAATTTAACCTGCGTAAAAGCATGACCATTGCCCGCCTCGCCCGTTTTCACGCTAAACCGCCCCGCATCCAGGTGATGCGAGTAATGCGTCATTTTTCCAGCGAGGCGATACATTATTCCGTTCTCCAACAAAAACAGCCGGAAATCGGTTTCTTTGATACCGAATAACTTAGCAACTTCCCGGAATCCCATCAGACCAGATGCTTCAACATAGTTATCAACAAATTCAGCCTTCGGCGCTGCTATTGCCAGTTGATTTTCCAGCTCTGCTTTCTGTTCTGCCAGTTTTGCCGCAAATCGCAACGCCTCAGGTAAAGTCCGGGGGATCTGAATACCATGCATCGCTTTGAGTCTTGCCAGCACAGAACGACGAACGGCCTTTGACTCCCTCATGCCAACGAGCATCATCTGGTCAAAATCCAGATCATAGTATGCCGTTCTTGTCTGGTTATTGTTTAACCGGAATTTTTTCCAGGTTACCTCAAGCTCAAGTTCGTCCTCAATTTTTGCAAGGAACTTACGCGGTTCATGAGGTGTCATGATCGACAGAAATCATCTCTTTCATGGTTGATTCCTTTTAGTGATGAACCCTGCGCACAGGAATAACCAGCCCAAAGAGGGTTAACCAGACCACTGCCGGTTATCCACCAGGGCTCATCCTGAAAGGTTCTTTGGTTTATTTACGCTTGTGCGAAGCGCAGAAATGACAAAGGCACCATTACAGTGCCTGAGTGTTAAACAACTGTTTTGACTTTATCCACTTACATTTTGCCAGTTCGCAGGATTTCGTGTTATCCGTCCGCGTGAGTAAACGTTATTTTTCAGCAAAATATTCTGCTATCTGTCGATGCCCCAGCACGCCAGCGCACTTTCCTGGTCACGACGGGATACCTGACCGTAGCAGTTGTTTGAGCGGATACGGCAGTCTCTGCCACCGTCCTTAATCCACCAGCGAATCGCTTCGCAGGCACCTTTTCGATCACCTGCATTAATTCGTTTATAAAACGTCGACGGAAAACACTTACCGGGGCCAATGTTGTACGGGCAGAATGACGCGATCCCCGCTTTCTGGGGTTCAGTCAGTGGCACTCTGATGTTTTTCTCCACCCATGCCAGCGCCTTATCACGTTCAATGCCATTAACCTGGTCGCATTTTTCCTTCGACAACTTCATCCCCGGAACAACAGGTTTACCATCCACCAGAATGGCACCACGGCAGATGGTCCAGATACCCGCACCATCACGGTATGCCGTGGTGTGGTTACCTTCCTTTTCATCCAGAAACTGGTCAAGAATGTCAGGCGCAGAAGCACCTGCGGCAATCAGCGCCAGAACCGCAGCCGATAAACCATAACGGACTTTCTGACTCACCGTCTCACTCTCCCCGGGCTGCCTTACGCCGGTCCTCTCTGATTTTGAAATACAGATTGGTGAGGTATGTCAGCAAACCAAAAAACAGACTCCCCAGCACTCCAATAGCCGTCCACTGTGAGGGCGTGACATTATCCAGTATCTGAAACAACCAGTATCCCGTCCCCGCCGCTGATGTGCTGTACGACACACCCGTTGCTATTTTTTCCATCTGATACATGCCCTCGCCTCCCGACTGACGGAAGTCCGCAGAAACAACAGGGTCACCCGCCTCCTGACCGGTGACCTGCATATAACCCCTTACTGAGGCATAAATGGGTCAGCCGCCGTTTCTGCCGGTTGTTCCGGCTCAGGCAAGCCCCCTGACGCTTCAGCTGGCGCACCTGTCAGCTCTGCCAGAATCGCATCCACCTCCGCATCTATCTGTGACTCAAAGGTTGCACGAATTTTTTGTTTCAGGACGCTGCTCACTTCTTCAGAGCGCAGCGCATCCTTCACTGCTTCTGCAGTGACCAGTTTATTAATATCACTCATGAGATTTTCTCGTTTACGGGAAAGGTTACTGAAGGGAACTGTCCTGCTGCCCGGCACTGATTTTTTCAGCGGCCCTTTTGTCAATCTGGCTACGCCAGAAATTACGGACAGCTTTAAAACCACCGGAAAGCAGCACCAGCACACACACCACCGTACAGAAGTACAGCAGGAATTGTTGAATAAAAGTCATCGTTCCACCGTATTGTGCATAATGATGAAAAACGTCAGAATGCAAATTCCATAGATATTCGTTTGATGGTTAACTTCTTCCCCTCCGCATGGCGGAGGGGCTTTTTTTTGCTTACCGTCAGGCTGCCGGACTGTTTACTTCCACTGTCAGCGCGTCAATCCACGTTTCATACGTGGCTGTATTCGACGCATCCGTCAGAATAAGCGTGTTCTCCTGTCCTTCATATTTAAACCAGGACAGCTGTGTGGTCGGAGCTTTTACCGTATCAACATACGGCGTCACCGTGTTCTGGCCTCCTCCCGGATATACCAGCTCCAGTGTGTGCCATTCACTGTTCAGCGTACCGTATCCCGCAACACGCGTCTGCGCTGCACCATTGTGCATCAGACTGAGTTTGCCATCCGTTTCTGTCTGCAGATAGAACGCCACCAGGAACGGATGGGTACCGTCCGCCTTATTGGCAAATTCCACACCTTCAGGGATATCGCTTTCCTTCAGCTGCAGATACATCGCCAGGGCTATCTGTTTTCCGTTCGCACTTCCCGGTATTTTAAAACGACAGGTAATTTTACCGCCGTTTTTCAGCAGTTCCGCCGCATTTGCCACTTCACGGGTCAGCTTCAGGTTCATTGCTTCATCCTGGCTCAGTTTCAGCGCCCGTCCGGAAGCACTGCTTTCATCCTGTACCACTTCCGCCTTACCTTCGCTCAGCGTCCAGCCCTGTTCGGCATAAGCACCTTCACTTTCTGCACCGCTGTACAGGGTGGTAACGTTACTCTTCGGTTTTGCCGGTTCCGGATAGTTTTCCGTTATATCTCCACCGGCAAGGAACGGTCCGTTACGCCCTGCATGGGTCAGGATTGCGGTGGCTATACGGTCCGGCAGGATGCCGCGACGGGCCCAGGAACTGAAATGCATGGCGCGTGTCGGGTTCGTCCAGTTACCCGCCGTGCGTGATGCTGCACCGTAATAATTTGCTTCCGGCACATCCGGATCTTCTGCCGGGTTATTGGTCGGAACATTCGCACCGGTCTCATCCTTCATGAGTTCGACAAAATGCACATTCGGCTCACTGTTTTTACGGTACGCGCCATAAACCAGGCTGTATTGTGTCGGGTACTGTTGCTTCCACCAGAAGGTGGTGTCACCACATACCCAGGGTACACGGGCCGCATCGCCGCCCAGGCACTGACCGGCATACGCGGCTAGATCGGTACGGAACTGTTTCACCATGGCCGTAAACAACGCCGGATGCCCCGTGTAACCTGAAGACATACAGTCACCCTCGCCCTGCATCCAGTACACGGCCAGCAGGACGTTTTTCGGATTCTTTTCAAGGGCCGCCTTCGTGCGGGCAATTAAATCCATGTACAACGGTTTACCCACACCCCAGCGGGAGGAATCCGCTGTTGCCCCCGTCTCCGGGTTATAGGTACCCTCATCACGATCGGTAAACGCAGAGCCACCACGACTGCACGGCACAATCAGGATCCCCGCATTAACCGGAATATAGGGCAGAAGACGTTTGGCAATATGCAGGCCGTGCCCGACACAACCATACTGACCACGGGAAAGGTCCGCGTTGGGGTGATTTTTGGCACTCATGTCTTCAACGTCATGGAGACAGTGATCGGCCTCAATCACATCGTTGTATTTACAGGCAGCACCACCCGGTCGGACCACACTGCGGCGGGCCAGCTGCTTAATGCGTGGATCGGGACGGTCGTAGCTGTCAGGCAGGGGCATACCTTCGCCGGTTGCCATATTGTTGGACTGACCTGCGGTGACCAGCACATAGTAATATTCAGGCTCACGGGTCGGATCGCTCACCACCGCACCGCCTTCCTCCGGTGTCACCACGACAGGCGTGGTGACATCCCCTTCTGCGGCAATCGCCTGCATCAGGGTATAAGGGGTAATGGCGACCGGGCTGCCAAACGGCTGCCAGCCTTCCTTCAGTTTTTGTGTCAGTCGCTCCGCAAGGTCTGAAGGCGACGCAGCCCTGACCACATCATAATGTTTAAATGCCATGAATCCTCCCGGCCGGGATAGTGGGTTGAATCAGATAAGGACTGACTGAAGTCTGAAAACACAAAAGACAACTGCCAGTAAAAACGAAAAAGGCCGCGCAGTTGCGCAGCCTCATAATCCTCAGGTATTATCCAATAGCTGAATAATTTTCTTCACGTTTTGTTTTATTTCTTACCGCCCGCCCCCTACGCGGGCTTTTTTTGCATGTAAAAAGCCCCCTCCGAAGAGGGGGCTGGTGATATGCCTAATCTCTGTATACTGCATGGTGCCGGGTGCCTCCCGGTGAGTTCAGTATCAGTACCTGAACCCGCACAGAAAGGATAAGGCTAAACGAAAACACCTGTACTGATATGCCCCGCCGCTGAGGGGGATTCACCATGCGACGCGATTTTTAACAAATTCGCAGTCAGCCAGACAATCATAAACTTGCTGAATTGTGAGGTATTTAAAAATTTCGCCGGCTAACTGATACCCTGCTAACCACCTGTTGTTTTCTTTTTCAGCAACGGGAAAACAACAACCACAACACCAGCCACCAGCATCCCATCTGCCAGCACTGACATTATCCGGCTGCTGAAGTCCACCATCACGACAAGAAACAGCAGAACTACCACAATGGCCAGGCGCAGTTTTACCGTCACAGGTGATTCTCCAGACGAAGGCCCAGAACACCGGCTATCTCTTCCAGCACCTTGCGCTCTTCAGGCTCAATTTCGCCATCTGATTCCGCAATGGCCACCGCCACATCCAGCACATCTTCCGCTTCTCGCATATCGTGTTTCACATCCTCGATCTCACGTAACGCCGCACGACGACCAATTTTAAAGTTGGTGTCAAGCTGACCAGTGATGGTTGCGCCAATCGCATTAATTTCTGACGTAAACGCGGACAAGGCGGGCTGGTTACGTAATACCTGTTCGATCTTCGCTTTCTCGGAAGCCTCACATTCACCATCGGCATAAGCCACCAGGTATGCGGCGTTAATCACCGCCTGGGCCAGATCGCGTTTTTCAAACTTTTTAATTTCCGCTGCCGCTCTGCGGGTTTTCTTTTTGAAGATTCCAAACATCGTGACGTTCCTTTGGGTGGGTGAGCCAACGCCCGGGAGCGATCTGCCCACAGAGAAAGTCACACTGACCACTCCGTAAGCTCACCCCCGAAAGGCTCTGTGGTTGATATGCGCCGGGCGTGGCGCGGATACAAAAAAGGCCCGCAAAAGCGAGCCAGGTAAATAAATATGGCGCGTTGTACTGGATTCGAACCAGTGACCGATTGCTTAGAAGGCAATTGCTCTGTCCGGCTGAGCTAACAACGCAGGGTACGGATAATGGACCGCCATCGAGGTCTCGAACCCCGCGCAACCAGCTTCGAAGGCTGGCGCTCTATCCCGATGAGCTAATGGCGGTATGTGATGGTGGCCCTTGCTGGATTTGAACCAGCGACCTGGCGATTATGAGTCGCTCGCTCTCACCACTGAGCTAAAGGGCCGGGCGCAGAATAATAACGGTGCGTCACTGATTCTGCAATATCATCCGTTCTGACTGATAAAATCCTGAACTTCCCTGACTGTCTGCTCAAAACGTCCGGTCTCCAGCTCAACACCAATCGCCCGACGTCCCAGTGACAGCGCCGCTTTTACCGTTGAACCTGACCCCATGAAGAAATCTGCAACCAGGTCTCCCGGACGACTGCTCGCACTGATTATCTGCCGCAGCATTTCTGCCGGTTTTTCGCACGGATGTTTCCCGGGATAGAACTGTACGGGTTTGTGCGTCCACACATCCGTGTACGGCACCTGCGCCGTCACGCCAAAATACCGCCGCAGATGCTTATATTCACTCTGCAGTTCCGCATACTGCCGGTTCAGTGAAGTATACGTCTCCAGCAGCTGGTGGTGGGGCTTTTCCAGTTCACCCCGCTGATGCTTCTCTTCTGCCACCCGGGCAAACAGCGCCTGTAATTTCAGATAATCACTTTCGTTCGGCAACTGCCACTGACCGGCACTGAACCAGTGCGACACCATGTTTTTCTTTCCTGTGGCATCTGCAATCTGTTTTGCCGTTATCCCCAGGGCAGCGCGCGCATCACGAAAGTAAGCAATCAGCGGGGCCATCACATGCTGTTTCAGTGCCCTGCCCTTCGCCTCACAGCCATCATCTTTCGGGCGATACGGCCCCTGATAATGTTCCGCGAACAGAATGCGCTCTGTGGCCGGAAAATACGCCCGCAGGCTTTCCTTGTTACACCCGTTCCAGCGTCCGGACGGCTTTGCCCAGATGATATGGTTCAGTACGTTAAACCGCTCACGCATCATGATTTCGATGTCAGATGCCAGGCGATGGCCACAGAACAGGTAAAGACTTCCGGCTGGTTTCAGCACCCGCCAGAACTGCGCAAGACACTGGTCCAGCCACTTCAGGTAATCTTCATCACCCGCCCACTGGTTATCCCAGCCCTCGGGTTTCACTTTGAAGTACGGGGGGGTCCGTGACTATCAGGTCAACAGAATTTTCGGGTAACGACCGCATAAATTCCAGGCAGTCGGCGTTGATTAACTCATAACTGGATATTTTTACAGTATTAAGCATGGATCATTAAGCCTGTCTCTGATAGGCT